AGAACCGAGCGTACTTGACTCTGTTCTCGCAGACGATTTTCTGTGCGGCCGCTACTTGCTTCTCACTCGCCGATGAATGCTGGTAGACCGCCCGAAACCCAATGCTCCAGAGTATCGGATGCACGCCCTTGCCTTTCCACGTGTCCTTGTCGCGGATCATGTCGGCGCAAAGCACGTCGATCTTGCTCGCAGTAGGCGCCCCTGTCAGATCCACCGGAGGCCTAATAGCCTTGACAGCCGGCGCTCTCTTGCTGGTAGCTACCAGCTTGCTTTCCAGTACCTTCGTGAGCGCCTGAATCTGTGCCTCAAGTGCCGCCACGTGCTCGCTCAACTCCTTGCTTGTCATAGTGCTCATTATGTCCTCCTGCCCACGATCGCTCGTAGCTCACGTACAACGTACGTATCCGTGTACGAGTCAATCTTGATCGCCGATCCGTATGCTACCAACACCACCGTGTCCCGTGTCTCGTTCGTCCTGTCTGTCGGTTCGGTTTTCATGTTTCAAAATGTCGCATGTTTTTTGGCAAAATGAGCACACAAGTTGTTCATATTTTTTCATGCACATGTTATCCACAGCCTGTGCATAACTTGTGGATAACTCAAAAAGGGCCTGTTTTACAAGGAAAAATGGCATTCGTCAAACAACCGTTCGACGGGAAACATACGCAAATGTCGCCAAAAAATAGTTGTCAGCCCACAGGTTATCCACAACAAACAACCGGAAACGTCAACAGTCTATCCACAACGATGGACCCCAAAATACACCCTATCACTGTGATAGACCAAACGTGCTAACATTATATATCACACTGATAGATACCGGGTTTGATCATCGCGCATTTTGATCATACGTGCAGGACATGCACAATTGTGCGTGCGCGTGCGCGCGTGCGTCATTGCATCACAGCGATAGTATCACAATCACAATCCTGAACTATCCTTATGGCAAGTAGCACAGTGTATCACCATGATAGTATCGCACAGATGTAATCGAGATCCCTCCCCCGTCGAATCCAGCAGGAGGACCCGCCCCGCAGCGACGCCCGCCCCCGCCCTGGCCGCGCGCCCCGCTTATCTCTCTCCCCGGTCTTCCTCGATCCCCTGTGTAGTTGCCGTTATTGGAATGTCGATTTTCCTTGACAAAGGGGGAGGAAGGGTATTCAGTATGCGAGTTCGGATTGAGGTCCGACGAAGGAGTGAATATGGCTGTGAATTTGTGGGCTGACTTACTGGTGTTGCAGGCGAGGTTTGAAGAGAGAAAGAATGTTTGTCCAGAGGAACCTGATTCTGTAGACGCTGCGAAGTCTGTTATCTGGACTGAGGCTTACGAACTTCTGACAGAAGTGATCAAGAAGCACACGAGGTAGGCCATGAATAGGCGAGTCATGGTGGACCCTGTGTTGTTGACAAAGCCGTGGTTTCGGAAGTTGAGGACTCCGGAGAAGCTGGCCTTTCTGGTGATTCTTTGCGTGTGTGACGAGTTAGGGATTTGGCTTATTGACGAGGAATGGGTGGAGATGTTGGTGGGGCAGAGGGTGGATTGGAAGTCGCTGCTCCTGGGTTGCAACGGGAACATCAAGCCCTTCGACGATACGCACCTATTGATTCCTGATTACTTTCGGTTTCAGTACCCGAGAGCGAGCAGGAACAACCCTGTCTGGCAGAACATGTATAAGAAAGTAGACAATCTTGGCATTCATAGCCTTCTTGGGCTTCCGAATCTCCAATACCTCGATACCGCAAATCTCCATTCTCTCGATACCGACGCGATACCGACGCGATATCAGCTCGATACCGATGCGGTACATAAGGAGAAGGAGAAGGAAGAGGTCTTATCTTTATCTTCCGGAGTAAGAGAAGATAACCCGGAAGATCTAGGAGAGGAGGAGCCTAAACCTTCAAAGCCTCTTCCTGAGAAGATCAGGTATGACTTTGAGGAGAGCCTGTGGTACGGGATCACTGATGTGCAGGTGGCTCTCTGGCAGGAAGCGTATCCGGCGGTGGATGTAGAGCTGGAGTTAAGGCAGATGGGGGAATGGTGCAAGGCCGCGGGAGCGAAGGGGAGGAAGAACAACTGGAGGGCGTTCATCACCAACTGGTTGAAGCGCCAGCAGGACAAGGGTGGGAGTGCGCAACCGCAGAAGGGATGGGGAAAGCGATGACAGCCCGGGAGTGTCTGGAGCAGGGGGTGTGCCCGAATTGCCTGAGCACGCTGTTTTCGGTTTCAAACGGGATTTGTAAGTGTGAAACGTGCGGCCTCCACGGAGAGTTGGCGAAAATGCGCTGGTGTGACAGGGTGCCGATATTCCAGATCGTCATTCCAGGCAGCCCCGCGGCGCACGGGCAGAAGCTCTACGAGCACGATGAGAAGCTGATGATCTTTGGCGGCTACGCCCCGGGGTGCGGCAGGAGGGTAGAGGGGGGGTACTGTGCTTATTGCAGGCAGTACATGCCAGCGGCCACCGATCGGGAGGCGGCAAGGAGCAGGGCAAAGCCAGCGAGGGCGAGGGTATGAGAGGCCCCTCCCACTTGGCGACCAGGGACATGAGCCCCGAGCAGCGGGTGGAGTGGTGGCGCGCGCTGGGGGTAAGTGCCGGGGGCAGGCCTAAGAAGGTCGCCCCGATGCCGGCGCACGAGGTACGCGAGGATCTGGACAGGCTGATCAGGCGAGAGATCAGGGGGTGGGGCGATGACTGACCTGTTTGGAAATGAGGCGCCGACCAAGGAGTACACTGGTCGACACCAGCACACCATCCTTGCAAAGAGGCTGGGGCCGCTGCACTACAGAAAGGCGCAGGACAGGTCGGTGCGCTGCGCAACCTGCGCTCATCACTTCCTGAGATGCGGCCACCAGAGGATCTATCACAAGTGCGACCTGGTAGGTTGTAGTTTCAGCTCCGCAACGGATATCCGTGCGGGTCATGTCTGCAATGCGTGGAGAAAGGGGGAAGAGGAGTGAAGGTATTCTGGTTCGATTGCGAAACATCAGGTCTGGATCCTTCCAGGCACGGCATCATCAGTCTGGCCTACGCCGTGGAGATCGACGGGCAGACGGTGGCCGAGGGCCAACTGTTTTCCAACTGCAAGGGCAAGGACGTGGAGGATAGCGCCCTGGCCGTCAACCACTTCACCCGCGAGCAGATCGAGCACTTCCCGCTTCCGCAGAAGATGTACCACGACCTTGCCGACCTGTTCGCACAGTACGTTGACAAGTTCGACAAGCAGGACAAGTTCTACGCCGGCGGGTACAACGTGGACTTCGATATGCGGTTCCTGCGCCAGCTCTGGACGGATTGCCACGACAAGTATTTCGGAAGCTGGTTCTACTTCGGCGCCATCGACCCCGCGGCCCTCATGCCGGTGATGAGGTACATGGGGATGGAGTTGTCACCCGCTTCGTTCAAGCTCACCGATGTCGCGGCCTACCTAAGGCTGGACATAACGGGAGCCCACGATGCACAGGCCGACATTCTGTTAACCCGAAGGGTGACAGCAATGCCCATCAAGCGGATCAAGGAATCGTGGCGGCTGGAGTTGAATCCCGACACGTTGCATATAGTGACGCCCAATGGCAACACTTAACGTCGATCCAATTTGGATGAAGTTTTTCACAGGAGGCAAGAGGATGAGATGGCCTAACGTTTGGAATCAGACCGAAGCGAATCGTGAATGGGTTCCCCGTGTTGACGCCGAGGCCGAGATCGAGAAGGCGCGCGCTAAGGGAGCCGCAGAAGGACTACGCGCTCAGTACAAGTATGCCATGGATGAGGCCCGCTCCGATGAACGGGAGCAGATAATTGGCATTCTTGGCTCGACAAAGGGGATGTATCACAAGCTTGAGGACAGACTCACTGACCGCATCCGTTCCCGTGGCACCCCGAGCAAGGAGTCCTGCGATTGCCCGTGCCACCTGGGGCCGTTTTCAAAGCACGGAGGAGACATTCCCGATCACCGCCCCGGCTCTCCGTGTCGATGCGAGGAACCCAAGCCGCTGGAGCATATCACCAACGGATGCCAGACGTGGCTCGACGCTCCGGCTATCTCAACGATCAACTCCCTCGTTAACAAGGTGAGCCGACTCGATGACGCGATGCGCCGGCACTCTGCCGCCGTGGTGGACCTCCAGAACAGGATGAGCATCCGATGAGCACCCCCTCCCAGCACAAGCGCGCGCCGCAGGCCAGCGTCATCGACACCCACGAGCGGCGCCTCGCCATCCTCAAGGACATCGAGAACGACCGCGGAACCAGCGCTCAGATCGCCCGCCGCTACGGCATCAGCGTCCAGGCCATCCGACAGAAACGCGCCTACATAATCCGCGAGCTTGTCTCCAAGACCAGGAGCGACCGAGACCTGCGCACCGCCGAAGGCATCATGGCGAAGCTGGACACCCAGATCGAAATCTGCGACCAGATCCAGACCGCCATGAAAGCCTACCTCTCCGACCCCGATGACCCCACCAAAATCTGGATGGGCCTGCAGGCCGAGGAAGTGGTGGCCCACTACGACGAGGAGACGGGAGAGGAGCGCAAGGACGGAACACCCATCACCAAGCGCAAGAAGTCTATGCTCTCCGAGCTTGTGAAACGCTTCGAGAGCCAGGGCAAGAGCAGCTTCGAGTTCACGGTGAAACGTGACGACACCCGAAAGCTCTACATGGACTCCGTGAAGATGATCGGGGAAGTCCTCGACCGATTCGCCAAGATCCAGGGGCTCATCAAAGGCGTGCATGTCAGCATCAGCAGAACCGAGACGTGGAGCTTCGTCATGGCCGACATCATCAAGGCCACCGAGAAGTACCCCGAGGCGCGAGAGGCCATCGTCGCCATGTTCGAGGAAAAAGCCAGGGAGTTGCCAACAGAATGAACGTGGAACACGAGAATTGTTTCAACTCAATTCCTATTCGCCTAATGACTGCTATCCTGGAAGCTAACGATGAACCCAGAGATGATTGGCGCGACGATCAGTGGCGGGCAGACTATCATCAAGCTCTCAAGGATTTGGAATGAAGGCTGACCGCCAAACGTATTGGGACGCCGTGTACGCTCTGGATCGCGTGAAGTACGCGGAGATGGTCGCCGGCTTCACCCTGTTCGCGTGGCAGCGCCGAGTCCTCGCATCCACAGCCAAGCGCAAGGTATTAAACTGCGCGCGCCAAGCAGGCAAGTCCAGCATCGTATCCGTCATCCCCGCGTGGACCGCCAAGTATAAGCCGCGGTCAGCCTGCTTCGTGCTGGCCGCCACCGAGCAGCAAGCCGTCTACGTCATCAACAAAATCAAGGCGTGCATGGCCCGCGATCCAACCTACACCGAGATCACGCGCGACAGCGACAGCCTGATCGTGCTGAAAAACGGATCCCGAATCGAGGTTCTGTGCGCCACCGAGAAGTCAAGCCGTGGACCTTCCAAGCCCAACGTCATCATCCCCGATGAGGCTTCCCGAATCGAGGACGTAGTTATCACGTCGGGCATCATCCCCATGCTCAACGACAACCCTGAGTGCGAGCTTATCGTGCCCTCGACTCCGAACGGGCGCACGGGCTTTTTCTACCGCATCTTTCACAACAAAAAATGGGAGCGGTACTTCGTGCGCTCCGCGTTCTACCCATCCTCTGGAACGACTCTCGAGCGCATGGGGCCGGAGGAGCAGTTCATCGAGGAGCAGCGCAAGATCGGCGTCACCGCCTGCTACTCCCCGCGGCACATGGATGAAACGGAGCAGCTCGAACAGCTTATGATGATGGGCACCCAGCTCTACCGCCAGGAGGATTGCGGAGAGTTTGTGGAGCCAGAAACCCAGCTTTTCAGCTACAGCGATATCGCCAAGGCGTTCAACAAGGACGGGGTATCACCTTTGAAGTCAGGTGTGCTCGTGCGCGAGGACATCCATGCATTCACGGAGGAGGAAGAGGCATGAACACCATCCCATCAGTTTCCGAGGCATTGTGCATTGCCGAAACGTTTGAGGAGTCCTTGAAGCACGGCGTCTCACTTGACTTTAGAAATCTTGCCCTTATCTCTCTGGCGCGCCAGGTGAGGAAGGATAACGCGGAGAAGGCTTGACGTTGCGCCGCTTTTGCCATCACTATCTCCTTGACAGTCATTCTTTGACCCGTAGGAGGGTACGATCATGGCGAAAGATTCAAGCTCGATAGCAGGACAGACCCCGGCCCGCGAGGGAGAGGCGATCACCCGCCAGTGGGGCGAGAGCGTAGGCGGGACTCCCGCGCAGGGCGTTCCCCCCGAGGCTGCCCTCCCTGGACGGAGAAATGCCACGCGCATCGACAGCAACTTCGGCGGACAGCCCCCGGCAGGCGGCGAGGGCAATGGTGCCCATGATCGCCCCGTTCCCAACGGGAGAGAGAACCACGGCGTAGTTCCCGGCGAGGAATAGGTTTCAACGGGGGCGGAAGTCCACGCGGCAGATCCTCCGAGGAATCCATAGCTTCCTTGTGCTGCCCGCCTAAAAAGCGGTCCTCGCCGTGACAGGTTGCCCATCACAATCCGTCCACCCCCCCCCTTTTTTTCTCTCCAGAAAGGAGATTTCGCTATGAAGTCAATCGACAAAGAACCGTCTTTCAACCAGGCTGACCTTCCCGGAGCAAGAAATGCCACGCGCGTGTCAGGCCTCAACGGGGGGCGCGTCTTCGGTGAAGGCGACGGCCGTGCCAATCACCCGCACAACCTCTCCTCCGCCGATCGGCAGATCGGAAACCAGAGCAAGGAAGTGCAGGAGAACCCGACCGCCTTTCACGAGATCATCCAGCTTGGTTCACCGCGTGACCCGTGGACCCCCGGTGGACGAGAGCCCCTGAGCGTCTGGCCCGGTCCCGGCCGCTACCCCAGGGCGCAGGACGGAACCCCCGCCGAGCGCGGAGTCACCAGGGAGAGAGGAACAATCATCTCGGGCTCCTTCCCCGTTAAAAGGAGCGACGACGCATGGGACCCCATGGACGGGAGTTTTGGATCGGAAACGAAAAAGGAGAGCACGGGACCGGGTTGCGGTACTCGCCAGCCAATATAAACCGTGAAGGAATACATCGTCACCGCCGACATTGCCTCCAAGCGAGACAGATACGCCGAGTGCGTGTGGCGGCGACATATCGGATTCGTCGAAGGCAACCAGGAAACAAAGTCCCCCACCCGCATTCTCTCTGAGCTTCAACTTGTCTGGATCAAGCAGGAAGAAAATCTCCGCTACGAGGATATGCGAAAGTCCTTCATGCGCCTCGTCGGGCGCCAGGAGTTACACGACAACTGCGACCAGCTCGTGGACGGGACAGGCGTAGGGGATGCCGTGATCGAGGATCTGCGCCACGACGGAGCCTTTCCCATCAGTGTGGTGTTCACCAACGGCGGACGAGCGCATCCCGTATACGCGGAGATCGGACAGATTTTCGGTGAGCAGCGGGCAGGTGAGCTTGCCACGATGCGCACAGTCAAGGAATGGCTCGTGCCGCGGCGCGACCTGGTTGCCGATGGCGCACTCATTCTTGAGCAGGGACGGCTTGCCGTCGCCAAGGAATTGAAGCACAGAGAGGCACTGGAGGCTCAGCTCACCGGCTTCACCCTCAATCGCAAAAAGATGAAGTATGAGGCGGAGAGCGAAGACCTGCACGATGACCTTGTGGTCAACTTTCTCATGGCCGCATGGTGGGTCCACTACTTCGAGACGGAAATACCCGAAGGGGAGTTTTTCCCACACGATGAAGTAGCCAAAGAGTGGGATCCTCTTGCGCAATTCAACATGACAGAGGAGCCATCCCAAGACATGCCTCATCAGGTGAGCGTTCAGTCATGGAGGTAGGTCGATGAGCAAGCCCCTTCCCATCGGGAATTACAGTATCTCCCAGCTCCAGCAAATCTATCAGCAACGCTGGAAAGTCCGCATGTTCAAAGACATCGTGATGCGCGAGGTCAGCAATTTCATCAACATGGACATGGATAACTGGTTCCTCCGCAGTGACCCCCTCCTGAGCGGACGATCCCCGAACACGGGCGTGAGGTTGTACGACTGGACCGCCCCTCAGTCAAGCCTGCTCTGCGCCGAGGGCTTGATCGGATACGGATTCTCAGGGGTGTTTTTCCGACTCGAGTTTGACGACGAGAAGATGAACGACGCGGCGGGAAAGTTTCTCCAGAACGCCGAACGCCAGATGTATAAGCAGCTTGCTATCAGTCCGTGGAAGGACGAGCTTCGCATATTCCTGCGTTCCTTTCTCGACTACGGTACGGCAATCCAATGGCGGCAGGAAAATGCCGCGATCGGGCGCCCGTCCTACAAGACCCTGCATTTGAACCGCTGTTACATCGACAACAACGAGTGGGGAGACGTGGATGTTCTGATCAGGGACATCTGGATGAGCGCTCAGAGTGCAGTGGCTGAGTACGGATACGAAGAGTGCCCTCCGCAGATCCAGGACGCATACGACCACAATAAGGATCATCAGTGGCTCCTTCACTCCTTCTGCTTCCCGCAGGAGAAGTACGATCTTGACTTCGAGGTTCCCTCCGCGGAGTACGCGGAGATCACCTTACCGTCGTGCGACTGGTATCACCCAATTCGGATTGATCCGCACCAGACAAAGCCCTTCTTCGCCGCGCGCTACATGCGCTCGTACGACAGCGGACCCTGGGGCGTAGGGGCTCCCGGGACGCTGCAGCTTGGCAACGTGAAAATGCTCAACGCCATGAGCCAGGACATGCTCAGGATCTCCCAGCGACTTGGCGACCCCACGATCATCGCCACACTTGGCGCGCGAGGGCGCATCAGCAGAGTCCCCGGTGACATCAACTACATGACCCCCGGCAATTCTTACTCGCGCGAGAAGGTCGACGGGGATCCGAGGATGCTTGAGGAGCGGTATCAGTCCGTGCAAAAGATCGTTCGCTCCGCCTACCACGAGGACTTCTTCAACGTACTGACACAGAATCTTGAGCAGATCACCAAGTCAACAGCTACCGGCGTCAACGCGCTCCAGGGAGAAAAGGCCGCCATGCTTGCCGCCTTCTCATCGCGCCTTGAGTACGAGTATTGTGAGCCGAATCTGAAAGACCTTTTCTTCATGGAGCTCCGGTCTGGGAGACTTGGCGAGGCACCCCGCACCGCCAAGGGAAGACCCTTGAAGCTCAACTTTGTCGGTCCCCTGTGGCAGATGCAGCGCCAGCAGTTGATACTCAACGCGACGATGGCAGCCCTGCAGCAGATCAACGCACTGGCCCAGATGCAGCTTGCCGCGGGACAGCCCGGGGATGTTCTGGACAACTTCGACCTCTCGGCATACGCTCGGGACATTGCCGTTTCATACGACGTTGCCAAGGACGTGTTGCGGAACATGATGGACGTGGCGAACATCAGGAAGGGAAGGGCGATGGCCGCGCAGCAGCAGGCGGAGACTCAGCAAAGAGAAACCGAAAGCCGCATGAATTTGGAAAGAGGAAGGGCCGCGGCGGCAAACGCGAAGGCATCAATCGGCCAGGTCGCATCGCAACCGGTCGCACAGCCCCAGCCTTCGACGATGGGAAACGCGCTCGCGTAGCAGGAGGATGATGGGATGACAATCGAGCAGGAGAACGAATCACTCAGGGCTCGCGTGACCGAGCTTGAGACGGCGTGCAGGAACATGAGGACGGGACTCGCCAACCTCCTGACTATCGTCAAGGAGTACGGCGGGGGATTCTTGAAAACCTACCAGTCCGTTATGAGCAAACGCGACGCGGAGGACGCTGGGGTGGAGCTGTCCAAGAAGTACGATTTCACCAAAGACCCGGACAAGGACAACTGACATGCCAGAGAAAATCAACCAGATGTGGCCCGCCAGTCCCTCCGTACGTAATGACCCCAAGATGATCGCGCTTGTTGCCGTCGAACAGGCCCTCCGCGACCTGTACGGACCTGAGAAGATAGCAGGGGTCGTCATCATCCTCGCCTACGCAGACGGCGCGGTGAGCTGCAATACCAACATGCACTCCAAGGCGGAGGCGGAGCGGGCTATCGTAATGGCCGCCAAACTTGCCGGCATCCCGCTCATCAACAGGTTCCGCGAGCTGGGGGAGGGGGCGGGCATTCTGTGAGCGATCAGCAAAGGCTCCTTGAGCTTCGCATCCAGGACAAGTTCAGATCAGCATTTATCACTACGTTCGTGGGAGCAGGGGAGAGCGGAGCGCTTGTCCTTTCGGCCATTGCCAACCAGTGCGGGGCCAACGAGTTTGACCCGAATAACATCAAGCCCGAGCTTGTCGCGCTCTGGAATTGGATCCTGTCGATGTTGGGGCTCCGGGGAGACGTGAATGTCAACCTGACGAGCGCCAAGGCATACCAGGACTATATTCAGGAGATGAAGGCGCTCCTTCCACTCTCGAACATGAATGACGTTACGCAAGAACTATCTCAGATCGGAGGAACAGATGGCGACGGAACCAGTATCAGCGCCGGTTGAACCCGTGGTGGCTCCCGCGGAGCCCAAGTTCGCATCCCAGGTGGGCAAGGAGGCGCGAGCAGAGTATGGGGATACTCTGAAAGAGTTTGCCGGCAAAGACGTGACCGACCTTTTTGTCGAACACGCGAAGCTCTCCAAGAAGGTTCGGGAGAGGGGCATCATCATCCCTACGAAGGACTCACCCCCCGAGGAAGTGGACGAGTTTCATGCCCGCATGGGTCTGCCCAAGACGGCCGCGGAGTACAAGTTCACCGTCGAAGACGGGGTGCTTCCTCCCGAGGCCATCGCCGAGGCACAGCAATTCGCCCACGCCAACGGCTACACTTCCAAGCAGGCCCAGGCATATGTGGGCAGGCTTGAAGCAATCGTGAAGTCTGCCAGGGGCTCCGTGGAGTCACGCAAGGCGCAGGGTGAGGCGAAGCTCATGGAGAATCTGACCCGCGAGATGGGCGGGGATGCAACGGCCGCGGAAGGCGCGCGCAACCTCGCGGTGAAGTACATTTCCACCAACTTTTCTCCCGCGGTGGCGCAGAAGCTCATCGACTCCGGAATGGCCTATGATCCGCAGTACATCAAAGAGGCCGCGGCGGCACAGGCAAAGCTGGAGCCCCGGCATGTCGTGCATGGTGACGGAGGAGAGGTTCGCGGCCCTGGCAAGGAGAAGTCTCCCGGGCGGCAGGGGAATTACAGTCCGCAGTGGAATGATCTGTACGCAAAGAAGGTGCAGTGATGGGAAAGCTCGAAGACGACATCAAGGCCAACATCGCCGCCGTCCAAGGCAACGCGGCGCGGTTTGAACAGCAGAAGGCAAGGCAGCCTCAGTCCGGTCCCCGCGAGATCGGCTACCGTGAAGTCGAGAAGCTGGACGAGAGGGGAAAGCCCGCGGGAAAGCTCATCGTGGAGCGGGGAGGCATCCATACCGCGGAGTCTTCCGAATCAATTCTGGGCAAGCGCAAGTCTCCTCCTCGATTCGCCGCGGGAGGGCTCGTGCTTGATTCAGACGGAAACTTTGTCGATCCGCGCGGAGCTTCCGGGGAGAGCGGACTCGTCTCCTCGAAGTAGGGCTTGACGCATCGCACAGAAAGCGATACTGATTGACATAGTTGGGTAGAGGAGTGGTCGTCCTCGCGGGGCTCATATCCCCGAGATCGTGGGTCCGAATCCCACCCCAGCCAGTAGCTTGTTGCCTTTCTCTTCGGTGAAGAGAAGCAACGAACGCTCGATATGGACCTCGCCCGCCAAGGGAGCGGAGGAACCGTAGCCAATCGGGACTTCGCCAACCCGCCACGGCCTGGGAACAGAAAGGCGCTGCAAAGCGTAATTCTTTTCTTAGGAGCATACCGTGGCAGGTCTTACCGCTTATGCACAGATGACGCTCCCGCAGGCGTACCTCCGTCTGGAGTACGATTCGCTGGCCGCGTCCCTCGGTGAACTCGCGCAGATGATTGATCTGCTCGATGTCATGCCGTGGATGAAGTCAACCAACGGATCCTTCAATCGCCAGTTCCAGGCCAGCGGCCTCGGGACGGGCACCTTCTCCCGCGTCAACCAGCCCGTGCCCACCATCGCTTCTCGTGGAGATGTCATCGAGGAGCCCGTGAAGCTCTACGAAGGGCAGTCCATGGTTGACGAGCGCATCCTCCAGGGAGTCGACGACCCGTGGGTCGTGCGCGACTCCGAGGACGGTCTGAACATGGAAGGAGCGTTCCAGGATTGGGCGTACAACCTTTTGTACGGCAACGACGGGACGAACCCCGACAACTTCTTCTCCATGTCGCAGCGGCGCGCGGCGCTGACAAACTACGCCCCGTACGTGTTCGGCGGTGGAGCTGGGTCCAACGTCTCCGATTGCTGGATCATGGAGCTTTCCCCGAACACTCTGTACCTGGCATACCCTCCCAACAGTGGGACGCCCGGGTTTCACAACGAGGACCGCGGCCGCGTGTGGGCCACGTCTCCCACGGGATCGGGGTCGAACTGGTTCTGGGCTCGCCTGTACCAGATATGGGCGGCGATCATCCTGCGCAACCAGAGGGGCCTCCTTCGGTACACCAACCTCGCAACCTCCGGGTCGAGCAGCACGTTCTCGATCACCGACTTTGTGCGCTTCGGGAAGAATATCCTCCAGGGCATGGGTCGAAACGCCTTCGCGTTCGTCAACAGGACGATCAAGGGGCAGGTCGAGGCGCAGGCATACAAGGATACCGCCAACGGCGCTCTGACCGTGCAGGCGATCGAGGGCTACGGGCCTGTGACGTTCGTGGCGGGGATCCCGCTACGCATGCACGAAGGCATCCCCAACAACCTGACGGCGCTGTCCTAAGCGAAGGCGGAAAGGAACAGGAGAGACAAAAGATGCGCGATGCAATCTTCGCTTACGGAACCCTCGCCAACGCGACTCTTTCGCTGGCGACCACGGGTACGATCGTTTACCCTGGCGGAGCCATCGGAACGGCGTACATCGACCTCGGCACGATTTCCAGCTCCAGCCGATTCACCATGCACACCCTCGACAAAGACCTCTACGCAGTGTGGAGGAACCTGACGGCGGGCGGTGCGGCCGGGAGCTTCACCCCTGGCCTGCTGGACTCTTCCACGGCAGCCATGACCGGAACCGCGAGGAGCCACCTGTACCCGACGCCCCCGGTCGGGACCACGGTCCCCACGGGCGGGACGGGACAGTACAACGAGTTCCGCCACCGCTGCCCCGAGAACGTGCAGGAGTTCATCTGCCACTCGTCCAACCCGACGGGAACGACCACGGCCTACACGCAGGAAGCGTGGTTCGAGCACGGTCCTCGCCAGGCATCCGTCCTGTAGAGTCTGAACCAAGGATTCTGTATACTTGGATGGCCCTCTCGCATGAGGGGGCCATCTTTCAGGCTCTACGGAGGACAGTATGAAGTTTCTTTGCGAGGACTCCTGCATTGACAGTGGATCCCTGGATAACCTTTCCCGTTTCGGGGTTCCTATCACGCACAACTACCTGCGCGGAAAAGAGTACGAGATCGACGAGAAACAACTTCGGAGACTGACTTCCATCAGTCTGTTTCCTGAGTTTTTCGCCTACGCCGATGACCTGGCGCGCGTGTGGGTTGACCAGCACAACGATGAGCTGTGCGACATCGTGGATGCCCGCAAGCTCCCCTACCGCAAGCTCACGGCAGAGGAAGAGGCGAATGACCGAGCGGTCGCCAAGACCGGACAGGGAGAGTACACCCTTCCGCACGGTCCGGTGAGCATCTACAAGCCGAAACTGGTCCGCAAAGGCCAGTCCGTCGCGGACGCTTTCTCCAAGGGAATACCGTCCCCGTTGGTGGCGGCCCCGGAGAGTGTCAGCCTGCAGCGAAAAGCTCCCGTCGAGCCCAAGAAGAACGGGCGCAAGCCCATGAGCGCGGAGGCCCGCAAGGCGGCGGGAGAGCGCTTGGCCGCGGCGCGCGCGAAGAAGCGCGAGAAAGTGACGGCGTAGCAAAATGCCCGGGACACCTATTCAGGGCATCAGCGCCGGGGTGTCATGGGTTGACGTTTGCAACACGGCCCTGCGCGCTCTTGGCATGGGCCGTATTGCGAATCTTGCAGAGGGTACACCGAGCGCCCTGGCGTGCGCCGACTTGCTCGGAGATGCAATCACGGCCGTCTGTGCGGCGAGTGATGATTGGGCTTGCCTGCGTGCACGTGCGCAGCTCCAGGTTGACGGCACCTACACCCCAATCAACGACTACCTCTACGCCTACGTCTTGCCAAACGACTGTGACGATTTCAGCCAGGACGACGTGGAGGCAATCGACGCTCCAGGAACGGGCGTTGTCATCTCACCACCGGGCCGGCGATCCAACTACCCTTGGTCACGCGAGGACCGATGGATCCTGACCAACGCAACCCTTGTCTATCTCAGGTACAACCGAAACGTTGTAGACAGCGATTCGACCACACTTCCCGACTGGTTCAAGCACGCGATCCACGACCAGCTCGCCGTCAACCTGTGCATGCCCTTGCGTCAGAACGTGGGGCTGTTGAAGATTCTCGAAGCCGCATCACAGAAGTCGCTTTATGCCGCCATCGCCAACGACGACAAGATGAAGCAGGTGAAAACGGCCAGCGACTACAGGGGCTACGGGTTCTACGAGGAGACGCGCATGACCGGCGGCGGCCACCCCAACGAATCTGACCCCACTCGCGGGATCTGGTGATCCATGTCGGACCTTGATTACCACGAGGTCACCAAAGAGGATTGGAGCTTTGGAGAGATAGCTCCGTCATTCCAGGGCAAGGTGTCGAGCAACGAATACAAGCAGGGCTCGGCGCTGCTCTACAATATGCTCCCAAGGAATGGTGGGGGAATCAGGCGCCGCCCCGGGACGCGCGGAGTTTACGTGATCGGCGCCGACTCTGCTACCGTGCGCTCGATCCCCTTCACGGCGATCTACGGACAGCAATTCAAGCTCTCATTGTGTCGCATCTCGGGAGTGCCAACTCTCTATATTTTTTCCATGGCTACCCACGCCCTGGTCACGTCAATCACGAGTGGTCTGCCGGCCTACGCCCTGGCGGATTTGAGGGCCGTTACTTGGGCGCAGACGAACGGGATGACGTGGCTTTTCATGTCGGGCACTGCCTCGGGAACGCCGGGCGGCCTTCCTGTCTGCATTATTCAGAACAGCTCCAAGGATGGAAGTGGAACGTGGACGGTGACTCAGCCTTCCTTCACCAACTTCCCATCAACCAATATCATATCGGACCCTGACTGTGAAGTCCTCCCGTCTCCTACGCTGAATAATACCTATACGCCATATCAATGCACCTGGAATCAAAGCCAGGATTTTGCCCATTCACCTTCTTCAAGTTTCAAACTAACAGTGGTCGCGGGAGGATTAGGATATGTAACATTTGGAACCGCAAGCCTGAACGGAATAACTGTTGGACAAATATACACAATCAACGTTTGGATATATCTCCCCACCGGATCCACGTACGTTCCAAACAATCTCGTGCTAAGAGTATCAACCAACGCAGGCGTTTTGGCTACAGCCGTCGCTGTCAACACGAGAGATGTTTGGCAATTATTGACGCTGACATTCACTGTTGCTGTAACTACAACTTGGATAAACTTTTTCATTGGTTCTCTTGGAGCGGGTCTTTCAGGGGACTATTGCTATGTCGATGATCTTGTTATGTTTCCGGCGGGCGCAACAGCAGAAACTTTTTCTTCCTCAGATCACTACCCCGGATGCGGAGAGTTTTATGGCGGCCGCCTCTACATGGCGGGCATGAACAGCAATCCCTTGGCCCAATTCGCGTGCAAGCTCGTTCCTCCAGGAGTTACGCAATCCTACACGATCTTCACAGTGGACACCACGTCCGCGGGCGGAATCTATCTGCTCCAGAATGACATGAACGCACCGGCGATCCGTTTTATCTTTGCATCTCAATCGCTCCTGGCGGGCACTGAACGGTCGGTCTGGATGTACCCTGATGGGGTCACGGGAACGCCACCGACTCCGGCATCCTACTGGATGAAAAAGTCCTCGGAGTTTGGCGTGCTTCCCTATTCTCGGCCACGACAAGTTGTGAACGTCGCACTCTATTTGGGGTCAGACGCCAAGAGCTTCCGGAGTCTCATCCTCTCGATGCAGCGCGGATTCTTTGCTGACGGAAACCTCTCCGATCATGCAGACCATCTTATGTCAAAGAAGGCTGTCGGCTTTACCGTGATGATGAAGCCCGACCCGACTGCCTGGATATGGATGAGCGATGGAACGCTTGTGAGCGCCACCGTGAAACAGGAGGACTCGGGATTCATCGTCAAGGCTGGGTGTGGATTCGCACAGCATCAACTTGGAGGCGGAGGGCTTGTTGTCGACGCCTGCCAGCTCACCAACACCAACTATGATGAGCTTTGGCTGGACGTGAACCGTGGCGGGCAGATCAGCGTCGAGTACCTATACCTGGACGATATCAATTCAACAGTTCAGGCCGACAGCTTCTACGTGGATTGCGGGATAACAAAGACGGGACCGGCGACGCACTTCACGGGACTTCCCTCTCCACTTGGAAGCCATAGCGTTGCTGGCCTCGGGGACGGGAAGGTCATGCCAATCGTGACCTGCGATCCTTCTGGATTCGTGGACTACACAATTTCGGTCACAAAGCTCCAGGTTGGGTTTCCCTACTACTCGGCATGGCAGGATCTCCGTCCACTTATCCCCGCGAAGGGCGCAACGCTGGGGCTTCTGAGAAAGATCGAAAAATCGTGGATGCTCCTGATGAACTCACTCGGCGGGTGGATCGGTCAGACTGCTCCGGCCGATCCGCTCAATCATCCCGAGACGACGCTGGTGGACTTCTGGCCGGCACTGCAAATCTACAACGTCCAGAAGTACGGCGCGGCTCCCGCGTGGGCCAGCGGTATCGTTCCGATTGATGACTCGGGGGCAACGACACCAGACGGACAGATTTACATTGCTATCGTCGATCCTGTACCCTTCAACCTGGTGGGTATCACAACGCGCTTTGCATTGAGTGAAATATGAGCGAATACAGCCACAACTACACGGCTCCGGATGTAACCCTTCCCTCCGGAGGGATGGAATCAAGCTGGATCGACTCATTTCTCAAGGGCATCCCCGACTTGGCATCAGGTCTCTCTGATTTTACCAAGGGCCTCACGGAGCAGGCCAGTGGAGCGCTCACCACCGCCGAAGGTGAAGCGGACACCGCCATCTATACGCAGTACCTCCTGGCCTTTCCTCAGTACGAGACGTACAAGAAGGGGCAGTACAAGACCCAGGAGAATCAGACCCTCGCTGATCGTTTGGCGAACATGGGAATGCGCGGGCAGTCCACAGGAGAAGCTGGAGATACTACCTCTGCAGCGGCAGTCTACACGGGTGAGAAAAGCATGTGGGACGAGGGCTACCAGGTCCTCACGGATGAGCTTGCTCTCCAGAAAACTGAGGCACAGCAAAAACTCAACGTGGCGCAGGCTACGATAAAGGCAGGGCAGACCGAAGGAGGCGTGGGGGAATGGCAGACCATTCTTGGCGCTGGTGAAACTGGAGCGGCAATAGGCTCGATGCTTCTGCCGGGCTGGGGAACGGCCATCGGTGCCGGAATAGGCGCATTCGTGGGCTGGGCCGCGAGCGGATTCAAGGTGTGATGGTGGTGAGAAATGGCCCAAGGTGATTTCGTAATTCCCCCCAGCGAAGAACTCAGCGTAAGTGGCGCCCCGGGATACGGGACGGCCATCAGCGCGCTTCGATCCGCCGGCGCGGGGATCCAGGACATGTTCACCCATCTCGGGAAAGCCTCCCAGAAGCTCTACGCCATCCGCAACGACCAGATGGATGCCGCGTCTCAGGGGGATCTCCTGCATATCATCAACGACCTGAACGACACCGCGGCGCAGCTCGGATCGGACCCCAAGGGAATGACGGCCATCTATTCAGAGACGGGAAACGTGGATTCGGAGGGTAACGCAGAGAAAACGATCTCGGGCTACAACCTCGGCCCGGCGTGGGAAAAGAAGATGGACGACTGGCAGAAGGTTCTGACCGAGAAGTACGCAGCCTTCCCCACGATTCAGGCCAAGGTTCTGACGCAATTCAGAGACGCGGCAGTGAACGCGAACAAGTTTGCCATCGACGCGGCAGCCCGCAATTCGCTTGAACAAGGTAAGACCGAATCACTCAACAACATCCAGCTTGGCATTCAGTCCGCGATCAAAAGCGGAGGCGATACATCTCAGCTCGACGCCACGCTTGCCAATCCATCGACGATCAACTTTCTCGGAAAGGGTACGGTGGAAGCGCAGAGGAAGCTTGCCTACCAGATGGTCGGGGACAGCGTTCTCCAAAACCAACTTAACAGGATTGCCTTGGAAAAGGGACCGGACACAGCCATTCTCGCCATCCCTGATTTCGTCAGCGACGCGACGGCAAACAAGTTGAAGACCAGCATTCTTATGAACGGAAATGCCTACCAGGGAAAACTGGCATCCCAGGCCGTCCAAGATTACGACAAAATGCGCAAGGACGGAGCGGTAGATTCGGATGCGCAGCAAAGCGCTCTTGCCAAGGTTCCGGATTGGGCCTACGAGGCGGCGAGCAAACTTGTCAAGACTCACGCAACGCGCATCATCAACGAGGCTGACGATGGAGCAACAAAGAAATTGGAAACGTCGGCCGCAACTGATGGATTCGCCAAGACCCTCGAGGCTCTAAACAAGGATCCGTCCTACGTTGCCGATCTCAAGCCCGCCAACTATAGGTCGTGGTACAACTTCTTGAATGCGCGCGTGCATGAGGAGGACAATGGACCGATCAATCTCAACGATCCCGCATTTCTTCCCTACATGATGGACGCCTTCGACAAAACCAAAGGAGAGGGCCAGAAGCTCCAGGAATGGCGCGATTTGGTGACAGCAAAAAAGATCACGGGCAAGCAATTTGACTGGCTCAGTGAGCATCAGAAGTACAATTCAGACACGCTCTACAACGTGCTCACCATGATCCACGATAAGACGGTGACAAATCCAAAAACGGGATTGGTGGACCTCGATCCCATTCTCGGCATGCACGTCGCGAATAGCGTGGAAGAGTTTATCACCAATCGAGCGAGGGCAGGGAAGTACCCTGACCCTGGAGAGGTTCAAGCCTACGCCGACAAGCTCGTCAAGGACGAGATGACGAAAAACTACCAGAAGTATTTCGATGATTCGCAAGGTTTTTCGGCATCCGGATGGGCTCAGTTCTGGGGCCTCGGTCCTATCGACGCAAACAAACTTAACGACGTTCAAAGCAGAGTGGAGGCGGGAGACTTCATAGATTACGGAAAAACGACAGAAGGAATGCAGAAGCTCTCCCTGGTCAGGACGGCCCAACAGACCGAGTTTGAGTCCCTCTATCCGAAAATTAAGTTCGGACCTACTCCAAAAGGGCAGCCCGCCTTGGATGACATGGGACGCCAGTTTTTCTATTCGGGAGCGAATGTATTCTCGCGCGTGGTCCAGAACGGAAAGGGTGTGTGGGCCACCAAGAAGATTACGGATCCCGCAAGCGCATGGGCGCCGCTGGTGAAGTAGATGCCGACGCTCCAAGAGCTTGCGACTTCATCCTCTCCGATCCCAGGGGTCGACCCGTCGACGCTTGTCACGTCACAGGAAGATCAGGAGAAACAGAAGCCAACCATCAACCCGAAGCTCCCCGTTGTCTCCTCTTCTTCCTTGGCCGCACCTTCTGCTCCACCAACATCTTTCCCCGCCACCGGCACGCTTTCCCAGCTCTCCGACAAGCCAGTAAATCCAGACGATATTCTCAAGAAGGCAGTTGCCAATTCCCCCGACCCCGCGGAGACTGACGCGAGGATGCAGGTGTCGAAGGCTCTGGGGGAGTATCTCAAGGTTCACCCCAGCCTCATCCACGACAACTTCCCTTCGTTCACGCAGGCGTTGTTCGGGGAGAATTCGAAAGGTCAAACGGCTATTTCAATCGGGCAACGACTCCAAAACACAGTCAAGCAAGCCAACCTGCAGGGGCAGCTTGGGCAGATAGGCACGCTCCGATTCTCCAACGACACTCCTGAACTGGAACAGCGCGCGAAAGACATCAAGGCCCAGATGCCACCCCCCGAACAGCAGTTGGCGGGAGCTCCGGCCAGGGTTCTCAATTTCATCTACAGCCTTGGATACACGGCGGTGAAGTTTGGAGAGGCAACCGCCGATCTTGCCTCCGCAGGAGCAGCGTGGCTCGCCGGCAAGATGACAGGGAACGCCTTCGGTTTATCCGATACGGCGGGCAAGCTGACCACCCTGGGAGCGGAGGCCGCGGGGGACTTCGAGGGCCAGTGGCTCGGCAATGTCTACCAGAGCGCACGGGATCGCGGACTCTCCCGTCCGGAGGCTCAGGCTCTCACCTACGGACTCGCCCCATTCAACGCGGCCCTTATGACCGTCCAGGTCGGAAAGATTCCAGGGGCGACCAACCTTCTTTCTGGCGCAGTCCAGGAAGGGATAGAGCGCGTCGTTCTGAACGGATCCTTGGATTCGATCGCCGGCAACACCCTTAAAAGATTGGGCGGAACGGCGGGAACGCAATTCTCCCTTGCCCTCATGTCGAATGTCGCCAATGTTGCAGCTCCAGAGATTATGACCGCAATCAATAATCGACTGGAGGGAACAAAGATTCCTCTGCGTTCCATTGGAGACATCCTGGGCGACATAGGACTCAACACAGCTCTCCAGGGAGGAATGTTCACGCTCTTGTCCGTCCCAGGCGCGATTCGGGAGGGAAGCGCGATTCACAACGCCATCGTAGACGCGGCAGTCAAGATAGACGATGAAGCTGGCCGGACGGCCCGTGCGGAGGAAGCAGTAAAGGCCCAACAGGAGGTTGCGAAAGCTCCTCCCGAACCCGAGCACCCGATCACGGCAGCGGAGAAGGAAGCGGCCCCGACGCGCACCATCGGCGACATCCTGGACAACGAGCCCAGCGTCCCGAAGGTGACACCCGAGGCAACCAAGACAACCATGACTCCCGAGGAGGAGATGCTGGCGGCGAACACTGAACCGACAGTGGAAGCCCCGCCGTCCGCCGAAAGCTCGCTCCTCGCCAAACAGGAGGCGGATGCAGAAAAGTGGCTCGCGGAGATGAACATTCCGAAGAAGGAGCCAGAGGCCCCCTCTCCGGAAGTAAAGATCGGGGACATCAAAAGCAGGCTCACACCCTTGAATGAGAAGATGACCGCGGATGAGGCAGCACGAATTGACTCCGAAACCAGAAGCGATGAGGGAAGCTCTGAGTACGTGCAGCAGCATCCGGAAGTTGAAGCACTGAGCAAGGAAGTAGAGGATCTCCAGGCCAAAATCGAAAGGTTGAACGAGGCGGAGAAGGAACTCAAGGCTCAACAAAAACTCGACATTTCTAATCTAAAGGACGCACACGCCGAGAAGATCGGAGAGATCAGGGACCAAGCCTCCCAGAAGTTGTCCGACGTGCGCAAGGCAAGGGACGAGGCGAAAGCTGCCGCATGGAAAGAACGCCTCCAGACGATCAAGGACTTGCGTGACAACTACACGGCTCGTCTCGATGCGGCAAAGGCAGCCATCCCCGCGGCAAAGAAGGCGCTACGCGCACAGATCAGGACACGCGCGCAGGTCAACAAAGACATCGCCACGATCAAGGACGTGGCGAAGGGCATCAAGACAATGAATCGCGATCTTGGCGAGGCGGCCCGTGCTCTCGTTGAAAAGATCGAATTGAAGGGAAAAACGGGAAAGGCAGACCAGACCGAAGCCTTCCTCTCTGAAATGACATACGTCCACAAGGCGTTCGCCGACGCTCTGAATGACCCGGACCAGATGAGCCACATCTCCCCGTTCATCGACATCGAGAAATTGAGAGACTTGGCATCATTTAGGGCGCGCGACATTTCCCCCGAGGATCTTCACTCCATCGTGAACGCGCTCAAGAATCTCCAGAAGGCTCAGGCCGAGCGCAACACAATTCGCAACGCAGGTCTTGTCCTGCAAATGAAGGACTTGGAGAAGCAGGCGAAAGAGGGTGGGGTGCTCGGATTGAAACTAAAACCCGAGGAAGGTGGGGCACCGGAGACGGCGGGAACTGGAATCCGTGACACCGTTGGACTTCGCATCCGAAAGGCATGGAGGGATACGAAGGGCGCGGTGGCGCAGGTATTCAGCGGGACCTTCAACGCCTTCCTGGCCTTTGCCGAGGAGGGTGATCTCTTCAAGATAATCGAACTGAATCCCACTGACGCGAAGCTCCGCGAGGAGCCGCATGCGCAGCGCCTAAAGGCGCCCGTCATGGAAGATTGGGTGAAAGAAAATCTTGGCATTGACCCCAAGAGGAATACGATCAAGTGGGCCAACTATCTGAATGAAAGATTCGAAGAGGACGGGATAACGCTCACGAAAGACGAAATACTCTTCGCCTACAAGGATTCGTTGAACGAAAAGAATTGGAAGTCCCGCCTTTCCGGAAGCGGAATAAGCAGTAGCACAACCCCCGAGGTATTCACACGTCCAGATGGGGCTCCTAACATCAAAGAGGGGACGTTTTACAAGTTTTTTGCCTACCTCACTCCAAAAGAGAAGGAACTCATCTTTGACCTGTCAGCCAGGGAGCTTGATAAAGCTGGGGACGAGAGAGGGACGGAATTCGAAACGCGCTTTGGCATTCCAATGACCCGCGAACCCCCTGGAACCTACTGGCCGAAGTACGCCATGAACGTCGGAAAGACGATGGCGGACTCGGTGGAGGAGTTTCGGAACAACCAGCGACTCGCCAGCGCACAGGTCGGGGATCGTCATAGCATCGAGCGCACCAACTACAGCGGCCCTACCTACCTCCGTGGATTTTTCAAAACCTACGAGGAGATTATGAACGACACGGCGCACGTCGTTGAAATGGGTCCGGTGGTCGGACCCGCGGCGAAGGCTCTCAACAACCCCGTCATCTCGGACATCATCAAAACCCGGCGCGGGGCATGGGCCTATAAGGAAATGGTCAACGAGTTGAAGGCAAAATCAGGCCAAGATATGCAGGAGACGGTTTTTGACAAAGCAGCAGGTTACGTCTCTGCTCTCAATACGGCAATGAACCTGACTGTAAAAATCAAGACCCCGATCAAGCAAGCCCTCCTGGGAAGCCGTTCGGCAAACATGGTACACGAAGGGGCCTTCTTCAAGGCGCTTCTGAATGTCGCATTGCACTACAAAGAAACTGCGAAAATGGACAGGGCAATTTCCATGATTTCAGACACCGCGCAAAGGCGCGGAGGAACGATTGAGCAATATCAAATGACGGCAGGCGAGGGCTTGGTAGGTACTGGCAACACGATCCTCCAGAAAGCAGGCGCCGTGCGTTCGGCCATAAAGAAAGCAGGAATGTATCCGGTAAGAAAGGGCACAGCTTTCGCATACACCCTCGACGGTGCGGCCGCTATTGCCCACACAGAGATTGAGATTGCCAGAGCAAAGGCCGGAAAGCCATTCCTGTCTGACGATTTTAGAAACGCGACGGGGTTGGACGAGGAGCAGGCAAGGAACCTCAGCCCAGAAGACGCCCTGAAAGCAGCGGGAAGGTTTGGGGACGCAATCAAGGGCCAGACACACGCAGGTGCGGCTCCAGGATACAGGCTTGGGATCCAGAAGAACAAGATCGTTGGCGCGATATTCCAGTACAAAACCGAGCCATTCAAGGGAACGGAAAGCGTGGTCCGTTCGATCATCTCCGCTCACAGAAACCCCACTCCTTTCAACGTTCGGAAAGCCATCAAGACGACCCTCTACTACGCCGTAGTGGAAGGGGCAATGATGTACGGCCTCGATTGGACATATAACAAACTGTTTGGGGATAAAAGCGGTACGCAAAAGCAGCAAGATGAGAAGGATCCAAAGACAATCGGCGGGGTACTCAAGTCCGCTGGAGCCGAGGTAATCAGGACGGATTTCCAGCAGCTCCCAGGCGGAAGCATGGGGACGGCTCTCGTTGATCGAGCCGAGGGAAGAACGGGCGGATTCAGCGGTACGGCCGCGACTCAACTTCCCGAGAATCTGCTCAAGGTATTCGACGCCATATCTAAAGCAAGCAGGGCTGGAGCCACAGACAAAGACAAGAAGAAGGCAAACCAGCAGATCATCGACTACGGATGGGAGACGGGGCTTGCCGCGCTTACCGGAGTCAACGTGAGCGATCCAGTGAAGATATTCCGCGGAATAAAGCAGAGGATGGAGCAGTGACAGCCTTGACGTTACGCTCAATTCCACGCACTATCGAAAGCGAGAGACGGACATGATAGCAACGACGCAAACGGTCCAGACTTACTCCTTTACGCCAGGGTCCGTTCACATTGGGGCGACCTTCAACATCCCCTTCGGCTACCAGCAAACTTCCGAGATAAAAGCATCGTTGGTTCAGCCTGGATATTCCTCTGTCATACTTGTCCTGGGAGTGGACTTCAACGTCACCGCTCCCTCTCCAAGCGGGGGAACGCTCACCATCGCAACGGACATCGGCGTCAATCATCCCTCATACGGTACACTCGTACTTTTGCGATCCACTGCAAAGGTGAACGCGACGAGCGTGGTCAACGGTGGAGGCATTGACGCCAACGTCCTTGAGTACGCGCTCGACGAGCTGACGCAGATGATTCAGGAATCGGCAGTGGTGGGAGGAACGTCCGGCAATCCAATCCTCGCTCCCGTCACTGATCCGGCTGGATTGAATTATGTTCTCCCGGACAACGTGACGCGCGCCCTTATGGCGCTAATGTTCGACGCGGCAGGAAATGTTATTGCGGGACTTCCTTCCGGAGTTCCCATCAACGCATATTGGCAGGCAGGGTTGGCGTCCGCCACCCCACCAATACTTTTGGCAGCCCTGGGTATTCCGACACCAATGTTTTTTGACTTAATTATTGACTCAAATGCGAAGCTGGACCTGTGGTGCCAAGCAGTAGCCGGGCAATATAAGCGCGTGTACATCAAGGCGGGAGCGTGGACGGCATCAGCCCTGAGCCCCACAGCGGGTGTGCTGGTCAACCTGGACAGCGCGGGCACCGTCTATGTATTCGCGGAGAAGGGCTCGTCGATCAACTACTCAGCCGCCTACGGCGGAATAATGTATGGTCTGTACCACGCATCGCTTGCAACCGATATGAGTCTGGAGAGATTTGAAAATGTGAAACTTAACCTTACGAACAGCACTCCGGGGACGGCAGACGCATTCGAGAATTGCACCAATCTTATAAATTGCACCGCAAACGTAACGGGCACGAACCTCTATGCCTTCCGCTACTGCACCAACCTTGTGAATTGCACCGGAACAGGAACGTCTTCAACGGTCAGCGTAGGCGTGGGATTTGGTAACTGCACCAATCTTGTGAATTGTGTTGCCACCGGAATATGCAATGCGAGCGGGAACGCTTATGGTATGTCGGCTTGCACAAATCTCACAAACTGCACCGCGGTTGCAACGGTGAATGGCGGTGGGGCGGGATATGGTTATGCCTTCTTTGCTTGCACACACCTCACAAACTGCACGGGGACTGCAACAGGAAGCGCTACTGGCGGAGGGGTTGCTTTTAAAAATTGCAACAGGCTGAACAATTGCGTGGGCGTAGGAAACGGGGGGGCCTCGAGCGGTCCCGGCTACGGCTTTGATACTTGTATAACCGTACTCGGATGCGCAGGCCAGGGGCTCGCTGCCGGGTCCGGGGTGGGCTACGGATTCTTCGGCTGTACCAAGATGCAACAGAACAAGCCGTCGGCGGGATCAAAGACGGCAACTTATAACACAAGCTATGCCGACAGCGGATCATCGAATGCCTGCGCGGACACCGCGGCGGGCGGCTACAATTCATAAGGAGCGAACGCCATGATGCCCTGGCTTGTTCTTGCCTTTGCCCTGCAGCTCGGCTACACCCCTGACGCCACTATGCTCATGTACCAGCCGACCTTCAGCCCTCCCAACGCGATGGAGGAGGAGCTGGTTGATTTCGACTTCGAGGCGCGCCTTTTCAATTTCATCTATGTGGGCGGGAATATGGCAGCCCCAATGTGGCACACCGTCGGGCTCTCGTTCTGGCCGAATGAACTACAGTCGGAAGTGAGGGCAGGGATCCGCATCGGAGACATCGAGGTCGGCTGGTCGCACATCTGCACCCACCCTGTCATTCCGTACGCCGCAAGGACGCAGATCTTGTGGGAAGGATGGTATGACGAGTTTCACATCAAGATTTCAGGGGAGGTACATCCATGAGCGAGGACCAGCGTCTCTACAACCAGCGGATCATCGAATGCCTGCGCGGACACCGCGGCGGGAGGGTACAATTCGTGAAATTAGGAGGGCGCTATGTTCCTGAAAGATAGACTTCTTGGCGAGGACGTAAAAATCCAGGGCTTCTCCGGAGTGTGCGCGGGAGCGCTCTTGTGCATCCTCAACGACCTTGCCTCGATCGTGGCGGGGGTCACGGCAATGCCCGTCGTCTCGATGGGCGCCGTTGCCACTGGCGTGCAGCTCGATATCGCCTCATCCAGTGCCGCAGACACAGCGGCAGGGACCGGAGCTCGCACGATCACCCTCTATGGCCTGGGACCAAACTTCATCCCGAAGGTAGCAACCTACACCCTCAACGGGCAGACGGTCGTCACTACCCCCGCCACCGACAAGTGGCTCCGCGTGTTCGCGGCCAGTGTAACCACGGTTGGCTCCGGAGGGCAGGCTGCAGGAACCATCGACATCGCCGTCACGGGAACAGGAACCTTCACGGCTGGAGTCATCGCGACCCCTGCCACGGGCGGGATCCTGCGCATCCCCATTGGGCTCGGGTCTGGCTACAGCGGCTACTACACGGTGCCCTCCAACATCGCAGCCTCCCAGGGATCCCCGGCGGGCATGAGTGGACAACAACTTCGCAAGCTGAAAATCCAGGGAGTCACGCTGGGCATCGCCGCGCAGAATGCGCGCTTCCTGATCATGGCACAGCCCAACATCACCGACGGTTCATCCGCATGGGATGGGCTCCTTGTCACGCCGTGGCAGGTAGAAATGTCGGGCGCAGCGGGAGGGCCGGGCTGGATCGACCTGGCGCGCCATCTCGAGGACTTCGCCCCTGGGACCGACATCATCATGGCAATCATTCCGACCGCGGCCTCAATCGTGAGTGCGGTCCTCGACTCTAAGATGGTCTAAGCAGGAGGAGAAAATGCCGAAGAACACGAAAGTCGGACAGATGTACGACGCCATGGTCGGGAAAGGCATGGACAAGGGGAAGGCCGCGCGCATCGCGCAGAGCAAGACCGGCAAGAGCCTCGCCACGGGCCGCAAGCCCAAAGCCAAAAGCAAGTAGTTCACCATGGGAGTAGCCGAAGTATTCGCTCTCGCTGCATCCGCAGTCGCCGTCCTTGGTTTCCTCATCACGCTTTACAAACTCAGTGACGAGCGAAAGACGCGCCAAGAAGAAGCGAAAGCAAAGGAAATTTCCGACGCTGTGAAAACTGCCGAGACGGCGCGCAAGCAAGATCAGATGGAGAAAGACATCACGCACGCATACACCAAAATAGTCGCCCTCGAAAGCACCAGCCAGAACACTGCGCTGTCGATTGCGCGAATCGAAGTTGAAATGAGGACCATGCGCGAGTCTACGCAGCATATGGAGGCGATGCTCGACGGGCATCTGCGCGAAAGCCGCGATGGCCGCGACGGAAGGGACGGCAGGTCGTGATTGTCACCATGGATCTCGTCAAGAATCGTGCAGCCCTCTATGCCTTCGGCCGCGTACTCCCGTGCTCGTGCAAGGTTCGCAATGAGCTGACCCCAGGGGGGCGCTCTGACGTGGTTCATTCTGAGAATGCCGACGGGACTACCGGCGTGCCCTACATGCCGCGCCCCTTTCCCTCCGGCCTCTGGACGGTAGGCAGGCCCGCGGTCATCTTCCCGGAGAAGGACGTTCATCTCTACATGTGGCCCTTCTTCATTCCCACTGACGCGCACCAGCTCGTCGACGTGTGGGAAGTCTCCCAGGAAGAAGTGCTGCATTACATCAAGCCGACCGGCCAACAGGTCATGGATTGGGGATACGGAATGCATTTCTCCAGCTCACTTACCACGCTGGGGTGCGAGAAAATTCTGATAGAGTCCGACCTGCGCTGGCTCGTGGATCAGATCAACGGGGTTCACGCCCAAGGAAACGTCGTGCAGGTGAATGCAGAATGATGCTCCTTTTCTGGCTCTTGGCAATCGGGGTGGCGGCTCCGTTCGTAGCGGCAGCTCTCGCCCTGCTCATCATGTACCCTATGAGGAGGATCACGAAATGAAAAAGAAGTGGTGGAGAAGCAAAACGCTCTGGTTCAACTTTGTCACGATCGGCCTGGGAGTGCTTGGCGCGCTGCAGACGGTGATCGACAACAAGATCGCCGAGTATGTCATTGTCGGCCTCGGGGGGGCGGGCAACGCCATCCTGCGCATCTGGTTTACTGACACCGGCATTGCGAGCGCCTCGGTCACTTCGACTATCGTTCCTCCTGCCGTGAAGCCCCTGCCGTGAAAGTATTCTGGAAGTGGGTCAAGATCGCCGGGGGGATCCTCCTCGGCCTACTCATCACCGGCCTCGTCATCGCCGTGGAGGTACTCAGTGCGAAAAATAAGCGCCTTGCTGGCTCTACTCCTTCTGGCAAGCAGTCTGTCAGCTCAATCAGTAACGATCTCACAGGCAAAGTGGGACGAATTACTGGCGATATTGGCGACCTACGGACAGATACCGCCGCAGTTGGACAAGCTGGGGACGCAGCTCACGGACTTGCAGACCAGCTTCGGGCAACGAATCAACGACTTGCAGACTGGATTCGATCAGTACAAGCAGGAAGTTGACACCGTACTCATTCCGAAGGCAAAGACCCTTGAGTCTGACGTTTTCTGGATGAAGCTCGGGCTTGGTGGACTTGGCATCCTCGCCGTTGGCGAAGGGGCATACATAACAGGCCACGCCTTGGGGTGGTGGAAGTAACGGAGGACAGAGGCATGGACGAAGAATTGAAGGCCGACGAGATCAAGATCGGAGAGGACATCAAGGTCGTCGAAGAGGACGTAGCGGCCTACGTGAAAGACTTAGAAGCGAAGGTTGCCGAGAAAGCATCTGACTTCGAGAACAAGGTGTTCGAGGCTGCGCAGAAGATGAAAGACGAGGGAAGCATCCTGGCCGAAGAGGTCAGGCGAATCGTTCTGGAGATCCGCAACGACATCAAGCACAGCTTCGCCCACCAGACATTTCTGGACGACATCCTGAGACGCCTTGGCATTCTCTGATATGGGAAACTGCCGGCGGGCTTAAACGCAGGAGGTGCCACAATGAAGGGCTCTGGGTTTATCGCGCTGATACTGGCAGCCTTGCTGGTTGCAATGCTGGTACCAGCGTTCGCCTTCGGGGCGAACAACGGGACGGATGCCGTCTCGATGATGGGAACCAAGATCAACGCACAGGAGGAAGTAGCCGGCATTCGTGCTGGTGAAAACATGACCGCTCTTGCGGTCCCTCCGTGGTCGTTGGCGCTTATCATCATAACTATGGTATTTCTTGTGGCGTCCACCGTCGCTGTCTACTTTTACAAATCGACGCATAGCGCAGGGGGTGACGGGCTTATTGCCCGGTTTACTTGACGCGAAGGCGAAGATCGAAGCCTCCCAATCGGGGGGCTTTTTTATGCAAAAAATAATCCTTGACAATCTGTGCCACCCGTGTACTATGACACTATGGCAAAGAAGAAGAGAGAGTTTCAGGATATCCGGATCAGGGAAGTTCCAACGGATCTCGCTCGGCGTTTCAGATCCGCTCTGGTGGCCGATGGATACACCTTGAACGAATGGTTTATCCTGGAGGCTGCCAAGACTGCGCGAATCCATGAGGATCGAGTGAAGGAAGGAAGAGGAGGAAGGGGATGAGCACCGACTTCGAGTTGGTAGAGGACGACGAGGCACCTGAGATCGTTCACCTTCCTACCTTCGAGGCCATGGGCCTTGATCTGGAAAAGACAGCCGTGGGGGTCCCCGTCATGGAGGACCGTCGTACGTACATCGGAGGATCTGACGCCGCGGCGGCCGTCGGGGAGTCGAAGTGGAAGGACCGCTACACGCTCTGGGAGGAAAAGACGGGGCTCGTCCAGCCCGAGGACATCAGCGGGAAGGACGCAGTGTATTGGGGGACCGTCTTGGAATCCATCGTGGCGCAGGAGTACGCTCGGAGGGCGGGAGTGCAGGTCCGCCGCGTGCCGAGGCTCATCCGCCACCCGAAGTACCCTTTCATGGGCGCCCACCTTGACCGCATCATCATCAACAGCAAGGGCGCTCTTGAGGTCAAGACGACGGGCCACGAGAATGAGGAGTGGGGAGAAGAGGGAACGGACGAGGTTCCCCGCTCCTACTTCATCCAGGTCCAGCACTACATGGCTTGCACGTCCCGCGAGTTCTTCAACATCGCATTGCTCGCGGGAGGGCAGCGGTTCAAGCTCTACCACGTCCAGCGGGACGAGGGATTCATCGCCAACCTGGAGGCCCTTGAGACTGAGTTCTGGGAGTTCGTCGAGACTCGGACGCCCCCGCCGCCCGAGTCTTCTGACGAGGCGAACCGGCGGTGGCCGATCTCGCGGGAAGGGGAAGTGCAGGCGAGCGCGGAAGTCATTCAGAGCGTTGCCGAGCTTGCCCGCTTCAAGGCCGTGGAGAAGGAGGCCGTGAAAGCGCAAGAGCTTATGGAGCTGACCATCAAGGCGGCCATCGGCGACAACGGCGACACCCTCATGGCGGGGACGAAGAAGCTCTGCACATGGAAAACACAACCGAATACCCACTTCGAGGAGAAGCGGTTCAAGCTGGAACATCCGGATTTGGCCGAGAAATACACCCCGAAGGACAAGACGAGCCGGGTTCTCCGGTTGAGCAAGTAAAGGAGGAAGCATGAAAACTGAGGTCAAGAGAGTAGCGCTATCGACTCTCGGATCGGGAGCCGCTTCGGAGCTGTTCGATGCCAAGATGAAGGAAGTCTTGGACAACATCGCCGACGTGAACACCCCGTACAAATCGGCGCGCACCATCGTCCTCACGGTGAAGGTGTTCCCAAACGAGGCGCGCGACTACGCTACGCTGGAGATCAGCGCGGACGCGAAGCTCGCCAAGTACAAGGGCTATGAGACGCACGCTCACATCGGCCAGGAAGCCGGGGAGCTTGTCGCTTTCGAGGAGGAAGTGAAGCAGCCGCAACTTCCCCTTAACGTCACAGAGATGCCGCAGGCAGGGAGGAAGTAGGATGGAGAAGGGCGTAGCCACAGAAATCGTCGCTCTTGGAGCCCCAACGCTCCTTGAAGTGGGCGGGGAGAAGTTCTCGCGGGATCACCTGCACGTTGTCGCGCACGATCCGCGACCCGAACCCGTGAAGGCTTTCACGCTGACGGCGATCAAGGACTATCTCGGCGCGGAGGTTGACATCAGCCTTCTCAATGACACCATGTTGATCCTGCACGTCGAGTCCCCCACAGTCGTCTCAGTCAGAGGATCGGCGGACGGTCCCTATCTCAAGAGGACGAGCTTCCTCACTGTCACCCCTCCGAGCCGATCCGCGTTCCCCTTCGGACAGTTCATGGACGCCGACAAGTTCATCATCTGCTTGCAGACGATGTTCGAGGCAACCGACGACAGCAAGTATCTCCTCAAGCTGTGCAGTCGCATCGTGGCTGGCAAGGAGATCACGCGCGAGGACGACGGGGTGACGCAGGTCGTCACCGTGAAGAAGGGCGTGGCGCTCAAGGAATCGGTGGAGATCAAGCCGCGCGTGGACTTGGCGCCCTACCGCAGCTTCAACGAGCTTCCCCAGCCCATCAGTTCCTTCCTCTTCCGCGTGGAGGGTGGGGATGAGGACGATCCTCCGAAGTGTGCACTGTTCGAGGCGGACGGAGGGGCGTGGCAGATCAAGGCAATCATCGCCATCAAGGAATGGCTGAAAGCGGCGATGCCCGAGAAGGCGGTGGTAGCATGAGCAACGAACAGACCGCGCTGGAGAAGCGCGGAGGGTTTGGAACGGCGGTGGCAAGGCCGCAGTCGGCGCCGGGCAACACGGACGCAGAGCGTGCTATTGCCGAGGTCAAGGGTGCGATCACCATTGCCATGGCAAACCCCCGGGACCAGGCTGCGGCAGTGGAGCGGATCCGGGCCGCGTGTCGACGCCCGACACTGGCCGAGGCGGCAATTTACGCCTACCCCCGCGGCGGGTCGACGGTCACAGGTCCGAGCATCAGGCTCGCAGAGGCCATCGCTCAGAATTGGGGAAATTTCCAGTTCGGGGTACGCGAGCTGTCCAGCGACGCGCAGAAGTCCAGCATCCAGGCGTATGCGTGGGATGTGGAGACGAACACAAGGGCGGAAAAGACCTTCGAGGTACCCCACACCCGCTACTCCCGGGACAAGGGAAACGTCAGGCTCACGGATCCGCGCGACATCTACGAGATGGTCGCCAATCAGGGCGCGCGCCGTCTTCGCGCTTGCATCCTCTCCATGGTCCCCGGTGACGTGGTGGAGATGGCCGTCGAGGAGTGCGGAAAGACCCAGGAGGCGGAGCTAGAGAAGGGCGGGGTGTCGAAGCCCGAGCGCATCAAGAAGATGCTGGCGGCTTTTGCCAAGATGGGTGTGGACCGAAACACCCTGGAGGGATACCTCAAGCACACGGCGGAAGCCATGAGCAACGCGGAGATTCTTGCCATGGGCCGCATCTACACGGCGATCGAGAGCGAAGGCAGGAAGCCCGAGGAATACTTTCCGAGCAAGAAGCCCCCTGCAGCGAGCGTCAAGGATGCGGTGGAGCAGAAGGCGCAGGCGGCGCGCGGTGGCGGGATCGCCGGAATATTCGGAGGCGGGAAGAAGCCCGCAGCACCGGCAGGCAAGCTGGACGTGGAGACGGGAGAGAGGGAGCCCGGCCAGGATGACGAGGGTCCTGGGCTGGAGTTCGATCAGTAGAACCCAACGCCGTTTAAGGCATAAGGGTAAAAGCCCTCACCGTGTTTCGGCCGGGAGGGTGGGAAGCGGAACCAGTAAGCGGTGCTCCCGCGGAAGCCTCCGCTTCCCTTTCATGGGGGCAGGGAGGGCGTGTTCTCGGCCGAACCCCGGTTCGACTCCGGGTGCCTCCAATCAGGCGGTTCGACTCCGCTCGCTTGCCGAGATCGGGTGAAGAACACCGTTCGAATCGGTGACGTGGCGAAAGCCATTAGACGGGCCTGCCGTGGGTGGCAGGGGCATGACGGCCCGGAAAGACGGGCAAACACGCCGGTCGTGGTGCAAGGGTAGCACACTGGTCTGTGGAACCAGAGACGGGAGTTCAAATCTCCTCGGCGGGCCTATGAGGACTTTCTACGTGATAAAGCGTTCGGATGGCCGGTACTGGACCTGCTCCAGTGCAAGGCAGGGCTGGGCCAAGTCGCTTGACAGCGCGGAGCTTTGCTCCAAGGACCGAGCGCGCAGGCTAAAGGGCTCAGACGATCAGATCGTGGCGGTCATCGTCCGAAGAAAGGTGGTGAGAGGATGAAATAGCGCACCTACAGAGACATTTCCTTTTCCGTTTATTCTACCAACGGGGCGGGTAAAACTGTTGGAAGCCTGTGGCTGCGCCCGCCCCACTTTGAACGGAACGTGTTGGTGCGGAAAGTTGGCGAATCGCCCCGTGGAGGAGGTAGAACATGGCAAGCAATAGACCCTTTGTGGTGCAACGGATAGCGACAGGGAAGTACTATTGTCGCGGGGTCAATAGCACCAATCTGCAGAAAGCGTGGGTTATGCGTATCGGGCGCGGGGGATGGAACCGAAAGTTCTGGCGCATCCTTGACGTTACCTTGACGATAAAGCTGGTGAAGAAATGAAGGAGCACCCGATCCTGTTTAGCGGCCCGCTGCCTGACGCATCCCTCGCCGACACAAAGGAGACGACATGAGAGATGAACTGCGGGAGAAGGTGGCGCAGGAAATTGAGTTCTGGTTAGTCGATGGGAATGACAGGTACATACCTGCCAAGCCCGACGACGACACGTATATTCTCGCCGACCGCATCTTTGTCCTGTTCAACGATAGGGAGTGGCGTGGATTGGTTGACAAGGCCGTCAGTGTGCTTCAACGGCACATAGTACCCGATGGACTGAGCGACCATGATGCCCTGACAGAACTGTATAGGATATTCGACGGACCGGAGTACAGGAACGCCCTCCTCACCCGCACAGAGACGCAGGGGGAGCAGGAGGAACTGAGGGCTGCGGCAGAAGGAATGATTGATTCTGCTTGCCCCGCGTGTGGTTCGGAGCCGGGCGTGAACATCGACTGTGCGTATTGTATGGGGCCTATCTCAAAGCTACGTGCAGCTCTATCTAAAGGAGATGATGTATGAGAGCGGGAGAGTGGACAAATCATCTGGCCCAGCAGGTTCCCGAATCCCGTGAGCCGTCGGGTGGGCTGAGGGAGTGGGCACTGAAACACGAATCGGTGTGGTTGATTGAAGACCCGCAAAATCATCCTCAACAATACTGGCTTCCCAACCTCCGGATGGGGACAGACTGGACATACGACGTACATCAAGCAGTTCGATTCGCTCGGCATAATGATGCCAATGCGGTGATAGCTGCCCGTCCGAACATTGACGAATTGTGGATAGCGGTACAACACGCATGGGATGATCCTGAACTGGACGCCGCCCTCGCCGACACAAAGGAGACGACATGAGCGATGAACTGCGGGAGAAGGTGGCGCTAGCCATTGAGGATTGGTTGGTCGATGGCGATGAGGACTACATACCCGCCAAACCTGATGCGGACACCTACAAGCTAACCAACATCGTTATCGCCCTGTGCAACGGTAGGGGGTTGCGGGAAAGGGTTATTCAAGATATTGTAAACTTCTGCGACGCCACATGCTCTACCGCTGATACTGATGAGTGTGAGGTGTTGGCCGACCGCATCCTCGTCCTCCTGCGTCCCGAGCCGGGGCTAAGGGAGGCGGTTGGTAAATATCTCCGGGCATTTCAACACGGCGACCTGATTGACCGCCAAAGAACTATGGGCGAAATGAAGGATGCATACTACGGAGACGGCTGCAAGGCAACAACGGAACGCGCCGCCCTTTCCGCTCCCCGTGATGAACCGAAACCAACCGACATAGCAGGAGATCACACTGGAATGCACTGGGACGGTCTAGCGGGAGTGTGGCGAAGAGACGTCGCTCCCCGTGATGAAAGCAAGGAGGGGGGAAGATGAGTGAGTTGAAACCGTGCCCGTTCTGCGGAGAAGAGGCAGAATATCGACCTGACCATTACGTGAGGGTGAAGGCTCACGACAATCCTAACAGCGAGTGTGTGTTGGAAGGTTATGACACGTTCGCTGTCACGCCAGAATCATGGAACCGTCGCGCCGACCATCTGGAAAGCGAGCCGTCATGGAAAGCCGCGAGTGATAGGCAAAAACTCGGACCTTGTTGTGAAGATTGTGGACATGAACTACCCGTCCATTATAACAACTGTTCCGCTCCCCGTGAGGAAAGCAAGGAGGGGGAAAGATGAACCTACAAGACCGGGTACGGGAGTTGCAGAGTGCGCTTTCTGCCTATATGTCTACCGATCCATCGGACAAAGTCGGAGTACCCGAAAGTGCAGAAAACGAGATATATAAGAATGCACGTATCGCAATGGACAAGGCATACGACGCCATTCGCCTCGCAGACCATCTGGAAAGCGAGCCGTCGGGTGGGTTGAGAGAAAAGATCAAGGAGGAAATGGAGTGGGCGGCAGGACAGTTGTCCATCTATCTTCGACACCTTCGTGCAAAGAATGATCCTATGGCACTCGCTTTCACAAACGCCCTCGCTGAGTTCAACGACACGTGCAAGGCCCTCGCCGCCACCCCGAAGCCACCCGAGAGCGCGGGGGCGGGGAGCGTACCCCGTGAGATATTCGCATCGGCTATCGATCAGTCAAATGCAAAGGCATTCCGACCATCGGAGCCGGGGAGCGAGGGGGTGTTGAAGGAACTGTGGGACTTCGTGACCAAGGTGGCTCTGGGGGCGTCAATATCATCGTGCCGATCCCATGCCAGAAAGCTGATGGAAGTGAACATTCTCACCCGCCCCGCCGACTACGACCCCGACGGCAGGATAGTGCATGAGGAAGGGGGAGAGAGGTGAAGCGAGCAATTGGCAGAATCAAGGGGGACGGCGGTCCCCTGAGCGGCACCATCTACGACTTCGACGACTGGCGAGAGGCCGCGGACTTCTCCATGTCGCGCAAGGCCGTATCGAAAGACTTGCTGGACGTGGTTGTCCCCCCGTTCAACAGGCACCAGGCCATGAGGCTCAAGGCGAATCTGTGCGTAGAGCTTGCGGGAGGGAAGATGAGCTGGCGCTTCCATTCCTCTCCCGGGATCCCCATCGACTACCTTCCAAAGCCACACGCGCAGGACATCGACAGGGTGAGACGATGGCGAGCATGGTAGTCGAAAGATCCACGAACGATTGGAATGAGGAAATCAACGTGGTCTATCCAAGCGGGATGAAATTTCTGATCATCGTATTGAACGGCGACAAGCCAATCAGCGACGAAGAGGCTATCAGGCAGGCAGAAGCGTGGGCGCTTGCCCACCCGAAAACAGTATGATCCGGGCCACCTGGACAGGAATCGCCGTCTCTGACAACCGCCGCCTCATGCACACCCGGGGCCGAATGATCGCCAATCCCAAATACAAGGTGTTCAAGGAGTCGATGGCGTGGGCGATCCAGGGCGGGAACCCTCACCAATGCTGCTACCATGGCCGTGTCTCTATGACCCTCCGCGTCTCCCTACCCTCGCGCATGGACAGTATGGCGATCATCAAGGCGGCCTGCGATGCCGCTCAGATGGCGCTGGCCTACCTTGACGACAACCAAGTTGATCGCCTCCTGGTGATTCGGGAGGGCAAGGCCAATAGAAAAACGTCAACGATTGTGTTTGAGATAGCGGAGATGCCCGAAAAAGGATAGCTGTCCCTTTGGTGGCTTGGCAGGGCTGCACGAAACAACGCCTTGCCGTCTCATTCTGTGGCTGAAATGAAAAAGGCCCCCAGACGCTCGTGGAGGCCCTTAGAATAAATCCGTATACTTTTGTAGACTATAAATCCTCTCCTTCCTGCAGCTCCTCGTCCGTCAGCTCGCTTTTCACGTAGAAACGGGCTGTCACTTCGATTGAGCTGTGCCCCAGCATGGTCGACACCCCCTTGAGGTTCCTGGAGGTTCTGAACAGATCCGTTGCCCGGCTGTGGCGAAGGTCGTGAGCCGTGACGCGGCGCCCGATGGCGATTCTGGCCGTCCGGTTGATCTCGTGGGTGATCCACTGGCGGCTGTAGGGACGCCCTGGGCTGGATTCAAATAGCCAGACGCGCCGGATGCTGTGAAACTCCTCGTTGATGGCCCCCAGCAGCTCCCGGGGGATGGACACCCATCGTTCCTTGTCCCCTTTTCCTCTGAGTCGGACCCTTGCCCTTTGTTCGTCGACCTTCACGTCAGCCTGCCTGACTGACAAGGCCTCCGAAATGCGCGCGGCGGTGGCGTAGAGGAAGCGTGTCACCAGAGCGAGCCTCGGAGACAGCTCCTTGAGGATCTCGGAGCGCTCATGGCCGTCGACCACCCGGATCTCCGAATTGGCGGGCTTCGGGGCTTTGATCGAGTCCAGGGCGGCCTTCAATCGGTAGTAGTCCATCATGTCCATGCCGGCCTTTTCGGCGGCCTGCAGGATGGCGGACTTTCCTCCGAATATTTCCTGATTGATCTTCGATGCGCTTGCCCCGGCTTTTCGCTCTGCCTTGATCCATTCGTCGAACAGACGAGCAGACAGCGGCCTCTTCCCTGCCCACTCGATCCACCTTGCCATGGCGCCGCGGTACGCCGCTTCGGTGAGCGGGCTTTTTGCCTTCACCTGGAGCAGCGTCTCCGCTTCAATTCCCGGCATCTTAACAACCGACGTTTCCATCACCATCCCTCCCCGATTTCTCGCATGAAGCGCTTCACGTCCCGCATAAGGCGCCACTCCTTCCACGCCTTGCGGACCAGTGAGCAGAGCTGGAAGAGTCCGCATGCGCACACCGCGGCCAGGATGAAGCCGGCCAGAACGGTCGTAAAATACTCGGCGCCGCTCATGTCTCACCCACCCTTTTGTGCCACACCGCGAGGGCTATGTAGACCTCCGGCTCCATAAAGATGACGTTGCTCGGGTCATCCGGGTACCCGTTCTCCGTGGTGAGCTTCACCATTCCATCGACCATTTCGACGTACACGCTGTCCCCCAGATATGTCTTTTCCATCCTCATCCTCCATGCTCATGCTTTTAGCTCTGGGTATTGTACGTTGCCCATAGAGTCACACTTGACTACCTTTACCCCTCGGCCATGGTATTCTCCATATCTGTTTTCTTGCCGGGCCCGTTCTTGCGCTTCCGGGCGCGTGTCGAATATCAGCCCTGATAAAATAGGCTGATACGGTGCAATAGCGAGTCTGTATTTCATTCCATTCCCCACTTTCGGAGGATCGCGGCGGTATTCTTCAAGCCCCAATAGTCACTGAGCTTTCGACCGAGCATCGCCACGACAGCTTTCGCTGCCGTTATCTGGTCGTTGCCCTCTTCGCTGGGCTCGTTGATGATCACGCCGATATGCTTCAAGACGGCGACCCGCTCCTCCAAGCGGGCCGCCTCTACTTCCTGGGTATGAATCTGCGCCTGCAATGCCAGCGCTTTCCTTCCGATCCACGGCATCAGCCTACCCTCCTCATAAGATCCTGGACTTGGCGTGAAAGGTCGAGCACCCGCCTTACAAGCAGCTCGTCGACCTCATCGTTTACGGCCTTTTGCCTCTTCTTGCCCCCGACTCGCCTTCCGCAGATGTAGTCAGCCCCGGCATCCTCGGGCTTTCCGAGGGGGAAGGCGCCGGGGCTCCAACCTCCCCGGCATCCATAAGCCTTCTTGGCTGCCTTCAACCAAGCCGATTCGCTTCGGTCTGCCGGGTGGGCTCGCTTGCTCTTGGAGAAGAGGCCGTGGCAATCGTCTACGAATTGGCCGTGCTCGGCGCAGAGCTGACCATGATCGGTCATAACGGCCGGCTTGCCACAGTGGACGAGCCTTTTCCTCCGGTTGCTCCAATACTCATAGACGCATCTCATATGTGCCTCACTTTGATGAGGATGGCTTCGTGGACTCCCAGCTTCACCCAATCATGGCCGACGCCGGCCACGTCCCGATCTCCGCGCTCCATCGGATATCCGGTGAGCGCCCTTTTGACGGCGGTATGGACATTTGAAGCACTCCATATCCCGGCCCGGAAGGGAGCCTGCGCTCCCTCCCGATACATCAGGATTTCAAAGTTCATGGGCGGCTCCTGTTTCCACAAGGAGCCGTGGCTTCCATCAGCGTCATGGGCTTGGTGGGTCTGATCTCGACATGCTGGGCTATCACCGCATAGAAATCAACCCAGAAGTCCAGCCTCCCGACCACCCTGACTTCCTCACCCTCTTTGAGCCCCAGAGCCCAGGTTGCCAGTGCCTTGTGGGTGACGACAACCTTCACGAGCAGCTTCATGGTTTCGCCATCGGTCAGAATCTCGAAGCTGGTAAAGTTCCCCTGTGCGCCCTCCATCTTGGGCGGCTTTGTGATCTGCCCTTCGAGCAGAATGTTATTCAGATACATCTTGATCCTCCTCTTCGTTGGGGCCATCCTCCCCGTATCGCTCGCGGTGAAGTTGCCCGGCGGTCTTCTCGCCGGTAGGTACCTCCTCTTCCTCCTCTCTTGCATTACGGGCCATCTGGCCCTCTTTTGTTTCATACTGCATCGCCCATTCGCAGTATGCCTTGTCAACATCCAGCATGTAGTCCTCGTCGCATCCGGGCTGATATACCTTGGCTTCAAACTCCTTGGCAAACTTCTCTGCAGCGAAGATCAGGTCGTGGATGAATTGGCGGCTGTCGTTGAAGTCGATATTGCCAACGGCCTTCTGCCATCCTGCGTTGAAGGCGAAGTCTGCCACGGCTTCCATGATCGACAAGGTATCAATGGCGGCCCGAGCCGTCTCTTTCTTTGGTGCTTTCATCCGTATGCCTTCTCTCCCAGCTTCATCAGCTCATCGACGCGATGCGGATAGGCGTCATAGATTGCATCCGCAATGGAATCGCAGATCGAAATGAGCCCTTCCAAGACCTCCGCCTCTTCCCCCTTCTTGTTGGCGGCTTCATTCGTGATGTAAGCCCGCTGCTTACAGAACTCCGGCCAGTCGATGCTGATGTGCATATCAGCTTCAAAGCACTCTTCCCTGATATCGAGGGCGGCTTTCGCCGCCCTTTTGCTTCTGGTTGCCATAGGGCTACACCGCCAGTGCCAGCTTTATGAGCTGGTCCTTCTGGGGAGAAGGCTCGATGGACCGCTTGAAGTACGTCTCGTCGCTTCTGTAAGCCCTGCCGTGGTCGAGGAACTCTGTGCCTGCACAGAAGAGGCCGTATGCCGTTCGGCGGTGCATGGCGGCCACTGTGATGCCGTTGAAAAACTCGATGTAGCGAGCCCGTGCCTCTTCCACGTTATCCATGGCCCTTTCGGTGGGCTCCTCTTCCTGGGGGACTTCGGGGATGAACTTCTTGAGGAACTCGTCAATCCCGGAGGGGGTGACTTTGTGGGTGGCAAGCTCAAGTGTCAGCTCTTTGTAGCACTCAAACTGATCCCGGATCCCGCGGAGTGCGTTCCTTGCCTCTTCCACCCTGTCCATGACGTTTTTGGTGTGCTTGAAGCTGAAATACAGCTTGTCCCTCTTGGCGATTGAGGCGCCCAGCCTGTAGGTGTTTCGGCACACCGTACGGACCGACGTAAGGTACGCCTCCAGAGGCGTTTCCCCGTCGTGGCCGAGTCCCACGTTGACATAGGGCAAGGTCTGGCTGTCATCCCCGGGGACCGTCCACGGCTCGTCCAGCTTCGCAAGAGCCCAGAGCAACCGGCCGTTTTTAAGCACGCCGGCTGTCTCATACTTGACGTTGGGCTCCTTGACGATGGCGTCCAGAACGTCCCAGAGGACCTCATTCTGAATCGGCTGGTAGCTTCCCTTCACGACAGACAGAACGGCGTCGGTATCGCTTCGGATCAGCGCCTTCCAAGCCTTGATGTCGATATCCTGGGCTGTCGTGAATATCTGTCTCTCGAAGACCTTGAAGCCATGCCCGGCCAGCTTCATCGCCTCTTCTCTTCCCGGGTACTCGGCAACGACCTTGCCCAGATTGTGCCACGCCGGCTTCCTGACAAAAAACCCTTGTTCGAATTCGTGAGCCATCTTGATCCTCCTGAAACGCAGTCTCGATTCACAGAGCAACGCTCTGTTATGGCCGGCAGAGCCTTTGAAAGCCCTGCCGACATGCCCCTTTAGGCAAGGGCTGCCTCTTCAACCGGCTCGGCCTTCATCTGCGGTTTGAACTCGACGTGCTCTGCGACGATGTGCACACGCGAGTGGGTTTTGCCGTCCGCGTCCGTCCACCGGTCCTGCTTCAGCCTGCCCACCAAGCGCAACCCGCTACCCTTCTTGAGGTACTCACCGCAGACTTCCGCGAGCCGGCTCCACGCGGAAACATCGAAGAAGGAGACCTCCTTCTGGAACTCGTCGTCCTGCTTCCAGGAACGATTGCACCCGACGGTGAACTTGCAGACCGCCGCTCCCTTGGGCGTGTAGGCCAGCTCGGGATCCCTCACCAGGTTGCCTTCGATCAGAATGGAATTGAGATTGTTCATCGAGTCCTCCTAAAAACCGTACTTGAATACCGGATGGCAACGCCACCCTATAGCCGGCTCCGTCCAAATCTGATCACGGAGCCCGGCTTTGAAGGCTTTTCAGTCTTCCAGAATGCAGGTTTTCGGCCTTGTCCAATTCAAGGCAATCGTGGTGAGCTTGAGGATCTCGAAGTCGATAGGGTCAAGCACGCTTGCCAGAGTCTTTCCAAGAAGCACGCATTTCGACTCTCCGTAGCGCCTGGCTTCGACGTGGAAGTAGTTGCCTTCCGAATCTCCCGGCTTCCAGTAGCAAATGACGGTGAAGCCTTCCGGGACATCTTCTGAAAGGTCTGAGGCAGAGGTCTCAAAGTAGTCCCAATGTGAGGGCATCATGTCCTTGTAGATTTCAATGCCATTGTCCTTCCAGAGCTTCACGAGCCTGATCTTCAAGACAGCCTTTTTCATCATAGTCCCGCCGCCAGCTTCATCAGCTTCTCCAGTGTCCCCTGGAGCTGGGTCACCCGGTCTTCAAGAGACGCCTTGACGGCTTCTACCGGCTTTTCAGGCATGGTGGCAACCGCGACGCTTCCCATGCTTTTTCCCGTGAGCGGCTGCTCGATTGTGAAGACGACCGGAACCGCGGCTTCTTGAGCCGGGGCCGGCTTCTCATCCTCCGGCGGCTTTGGCAAGTGGCCGGTCTTCTGGATCTCGTCAATAACTGTCGAGATCGTCCCCTTGGCGATGTGGCCCTTCACGTACGCCTTCCCGTCGAAATAGCCCGGAATCCATACTCCCATCATGTCCTCCGATTGCCGGCTTCTTGATTCTCGAGCCGGCTTTTCAGTATTCGGGCTTTCATACGAAAGCCAGATAGCAAGCCCGAATCCCACTAGCGACCGGTAGTGAGACCGCGCACCCTTCCAGACGGGCTTGCCGTCCAGCCTTCGCATACTCTTCACGCTCTGCCTATCGCCACAGCCGAAGCCGGTACATGGCTCTGTCTCCCGGGCTGCCCGGGGACGCTTGTCTCCCGGGCCTGCCCTATCATGGCCTTCCCCCCTTTCTGCCCCGGGCTTGCCACCGGGACCGCCGCATTACTCCCCCGGGGATTGCTCCCCGGGAGTGACTCTGCGATTGCCTACTCGAAGAACCGAGCGTACTTGACTCTGTTCTCGCAGACGATTTTCTGTGCGGCCGCTACTTGCTTCTCACTCGCCGATGAATGCTGGTAGACCGCCCGAAACCCAATGCTCCAGAGTATCGGATGCACGCC